TGCAAACTAGCTAATGCTGATAGTAAACTATCAAGACTTGAGTACAAGTGTAATCTTTACAATTTACTGTTGTAAGTTTTACAAAACTGACGTGTATGCAAGAAGCATGCCAAGTGCAACAGAAAAATTATTTTTACGTCGCTGTGAAAAATAAAGCTTGACAATTTTTTTGCGTTGTGGTAAGCTTGTCCACGTAGCCAAAAAGACTTTCCAGTCTTGACTATCAGGTTACAAAAAAACTAAACAAGAGGTGTTACTATGCAGTTACAGTTAACTAGTAAGTATGATGTTGGTACTAAGCTACAAGTTAAGTACAATGCTACTATCTTTGATGCTGAAGTTGAAGGAGTTAAGTTTGAGCATATTACTAAAGCTAGAGAAGCTGACTGTAGTAGCTATATATTCTATAGGCTTAAGCTATATGGTATCAAGAAGCCTTATAGTATAATGCTAGATGAACCTAGTCTAGTAAGTAGTATGGTAAACTAATATGAAACCTTCGACAGTCAACTATCAACTTAATATAGATATGGCTGGTATAACTAATAAATCAACTTTAGAAATATTACTTGTACACGCTATAAGACTATGTGCTGATATGATGATTAGTTATCAAGGGATAATAGTTGATAGTAAGAGTGGTGTAATTAGCAAGACAGTTAAAAATGGAAAAGTAAAAAATGAAGTTACATATAAATATAATTACAGAGTAAACTAGTATCCTGATGCTAGTTACTATACTGTGGAGGTAAAACAGTATGTCACACGCTAACTTGTTAAGTATGGAGAAAGGTAAAGTAAAGCAGAAAGAAAGGTACAAACGTGTAGTAGAGCGAGCAATGAAACAGTTTAGTCATACTGAGATGAATGACTTTGTTGAGAGGGGCGGTTGCTTTAAAGTTAAAAGATACTTTCACTTACTTGGGTTTAAGAATATAGAAAGTGTAAGAAATAACTTTCTTACTGGAAAGAAAGTAGTTAACTAGTTATGTCTACACCAATTAGAATTAGATGTAAAGGTATTAAACAAATTAGAAAGATACTTACTAAGCTAACTGAACTTGGTTATAGTACTGATTGGTTTATACAAAACCTTGACTATGTAAGTACTTGTACTTCCTTAAGTCTTGATGATGATAATGAAGTAATAGGTGAGGTATGTTGGTGTAATACTAAAGTATGTACTCCAAGATGTAGTGCTTGGGAAAGCTGTAAAAAGTTTTTATGGCTAGAGTTTGATGAGCTACATAAAATACCTAAAGTTGGTGAAGAGATGGAGTTAACTATATTAGATGAGGTGAAGTATGATACCACTAAAACTAACTCACTTTAAGGTTGATATTACAGAACTTACTCCTGATGAACTTAATAATCTTATACTAAAGATAGAAAAAAATGGTATACCTATTAAACCTTACTTCTCTAATACTGTACTACAACGAAATAGTAAACTAATCTGCTGGCATCATACTAAGCAAGCACGTCTTTGTTCTTGTGGTACTTTATGTAATGGCTGTTATTCTAAAAAGACATGTTATGCTTATTCAATTCCTTTCCTTACTGTAGAGGACATACTAAAGTATGAGTTAACTTTACTTGATGAAATAAGAGGAGAGTTAACATGAAGCATAATACTTTTATTATAAGACTTACTTATTCTGAAGCTAGAGTTACAGTTGAAAAACTAAAAGAACTGGGGTATAATGTTGGTAGTTGGTCTAAAGATACTATAGGTTTTATGCAATATGAAACTCCACCATTTACTATTACTGTAAATAGTAATAGATTAGGATGGTGTTCTAATAGATGTCAAGATAATTGCTTTCACTGTTACGATTATGATAATTGTAAAGTATTCACTTTTAAGGACGTACTTCTAGGTAACCTGCCTAATTTACTTGATAGTTTTACTATACTAGATGAAGTTAAGGCAGATATGATATGAATATCCAACCACCATATAGTATACTACTAAGTGATGAAGAGGAGAAACTAAAAGTATATGCAATACTTAACTCTATGGGAATACACTTTAGTTATCCTGCTAGTCTACAAGATAAGTGTAAACAATTTCATGTCCACCCTGATAATGCTTTAACTTATTGTACTTATACACATAACCGTGATGACTGTATGAGTATAAGTACGGGTTGTATTGCTGTTTGGTATAAACGAATACTTGCTAAAGTATTCATTGGTGAAAAAGTACTTAGTATATTAGATGAAATAAAAATGGAGGACAACTATCATGAAAGAAGTTGTAGGTAAAGAGTTAATGTCTTTAGAAGAAGTTAATGAAAGCATACTTACTGAGTTAGACTATCTTGATGTAGCTGAAGAAGCTATTGAAGTACCTGACATTGAGGTACTATCACCTAGAGTACAGGTGATAAAGGACTTCACACTTAAAAGTGTTGATGAAAAAAAAGCAGTAGTAAGTACTGAGCAGTACAAGAAGTGGACTAAGTTAATAGGTAGTCACAATAAACCTACGTTACTTTAACTTGAACAAGTTACTAAAAAATAAAAGGAGGACTAAGGGAATGGAAGTAAAAGATTTTTATGGGTTGAGAATTGGGCAGAAGTTAGTTGACAAAAAGAGTAAAGAGAAAGTTACTATCGTTGGGTTAGGAATGACTGAGGGAAAAGGTGATGCTAAGGGACTATACCTTGATGTACTACCTGATGAAAAGACTAAGTTAAGTATAGAGTTAGACTGGGAAGATGTATGTAATAAGTATGATAAGGATAAAGTGTTTAAGCGTTACTGGTTGTACGCTTTCAAATCAAAGAGTGCAGATAGTTACTACCAAACAAGTAGTAGCTTTGTAGATGAGAATGGATTTAATACTAACGGAAGTAGAAGTTCTTTTAGTGAAGTTAATTGGCGAACAGGATATGATTTAATTAAAATAGAGAACTGTTACATAGATGTAGAAGTACCAGAGAAAAAGTAATGGCAAGACGTAACAAAGTTAACCTACTAAACCTAGTACACAAGTTTGAAACTGAGGGTTTAAGCCATAAAGAGTTGATGACTTTGTTTAGTAATTTGGTTAGACAAGATAAGCTTAAAGAAACTGATGACTACTATAGAGAAGTAGCCACTAACTTAGTAGGCAAGGGTTACTTAACAGCATCAGGTAGTGTAACTCTAAAGGGGATTAAGTTTTATATAGACAAAGATAATCATAACAAGTGGCAAGTAAAGCGTAACTTAGAAATGGAAAGTATACTACGTAAGGAAGTGCTATGTCAGTCTTAAACTACTCACCTAAGTATAAGTTATATAAGGACAGGTATTCAATAACAGCCTGTACTTACTTTAATCCAGATACTATGATGGCTGAAGATAAGTTTGAACACTTTGTATTTGCTAAAAAGTTTAACGATATACTTGTAGTTAATGTTGGTGACTTTATTACTAACAGTTGGGTTTCTAAATCTCATTGTAAACGTAGAATTAATGCTTTACTAAGGCTACTACAAGAGAAGTACCCAAAAGAATATTATAATATGGTAATGATTAGTATGCCATATAACTTAGGTGGTATGAGCGACAATGAGTTAATAAGAACACTTACTAAAATGCGTAACTACTGGGAGGGGCTTAGAAGACATGCTAGAAGTAGATGGGATTTCTATAACAATAGATTAACTGACTGTGAGGCAGCACTTAATAGGTTGGCTGTTCTTAAAGAGGAGGTGAGTATACTTGAAGAAATAAAATCAGAGCTTAGAGCAGTGTGGTAAGTTACTAACTAATTATTAGGAGGTGGTTAAGTTTTGAGTAAACCTAGAACGTATGTGCTATTGTATGAAGATGAAACAGGTGAGATAAAGTATGCAGATAGAGTTGATGCTAAGTCTTTTGAAGATGCTGAGTTAGTATTTGCTGACAAAGAAGAAGAGTTAGAAGACAGAACTCTACCTTACTTTGTATGTGAAGAAGTAAGAAGTATTACTAAAGATGCATATGTAGAAAGTGATGAAGATATGCTTAATGGTACTGAAGAAGTTGATGATGAAGAAGATATAATAGCATAGTAAAAGAGGGTGCTTGTTAGATGAACTGAACTCATAAGGGTTACGGTATCCGACCCCAACAGTTAAGTGGATAGCCTACTAAATAAACAAAGGGAGAAAAATGTAATGGAAATTAAAATCAATTCGAAGTTTAACTTGGGAACTAAAGTGTTTGTTAATGTTAATGATGTAGACAGAGAAGTAGAGTGTGAAACTTGTGGTGGCACTCATACTGTGTCAGGCAGAGATACATTAGAAGGAACTATTGCAACAATAGACTTCAGCTTCTTACAGGCAGTAGATGGAAAGCCTTATCAAAGAGTTATCTACTTAGTTAAAACTAAGAAAGGTACACTTGCTAGAAAAGGCGAGAACGTTTGGACTAAGAAGTCTGACGCAGTAAATGCACGTAACTAAAGTAAGCAACTAAGTACTACATAATTTTCATAAAGGTACTGGGGTAGCAAGGTTTATTACCTCTTTTCTTTGCTACTCCATACCTCCTATCTAATAATAAACTGGAGGATAATCTAAACTAATATGTACGGATTAACTTTTCTTGCTGCTAAAATACTTGGTAAGTTAGATGCTAACCCAAATATAGAAGCAGATAAGTTAAACAAGATATTGCCTGAACTAGAAGTAAGTACTTGTAAAGAAATACTAGTGGCTTATACTAGTACAGATAATAAGAAGAAGCAAGCAGAGCAATTAGAAAACATCTTGTATACTATCTTACCTAGATTAACAGAGCATTTATATTATGCTATGTCTACCCAAATAAACTGTAGAAATAAAATAAATAAACAACTTGTTAAATCTTGGTGCTTAGATATAGAAGTATCAACTAAACTAGCAATAGAGTTTGATAAGTATTTAACTAACACTAATTGTAGTGATAAAGATAAAGAAACACTACTAAGGTTATTTAGTGGGATACTACAAATTGCACTTAACAAAACGTATACGTGTAGTGAATGTAGTAGTAAAGTATCAGGTAAACCTTTCTTTGTATTTGATAAAGATACAACAGTATGTATGTGTTCAGAGTGTGCTTCTAAAAAGATAAAGTATACTTGTATACACTGTAACAATTCCTTTACATCTAACAATTCTAATCAGACTAAAGATGGTTTAGTTTGTCCTGACTGTATAAAAATATACTATAAAAAGTGTGAGTACTGTGGTGTATATGAAAAAAATGGATTAGTTAAATCACGAAAAGTTAATGTTGACTTAGGTAATGATGCAGTTAATAAGTTAATATGTGATACCTGTGTTAAACTAAAGTTTACTAGTTGCTATAGTTGTGGCTGTCTAATAGAGAACGGCAGAGAAGTTACAACAGATGGTGGAAGACTTTGCCCTAGATGTGATGTAAGAAAACGCTTATATGGGAGTAGGACTGGGCTTACTACTAAAGTAGTAAAGCTTGGTAACACTTATACTGAGTGTAAAAGTAAGCGTATCTTTGGTGTTGAGATAGAAACTAATATCTTAACAAGAGATAACAACACTGACTGGAGTAAAGTTAATGATGCTAGCATTGCAGCTAGAGAGTTTGTTAGTCCAAAACTTAATGGTGATTTAGGTTTTGCTGATATAAAAAAGTTTCTAAGTGAGATAGATGCAACAGTAGATAAAGTTATAGTAAGAGAGATGGATAAAGTATGTGGACTTCATGTTCATGTTGATGGTAGTGACTTAACTATTGAAGATATAATAAAGTTATATCGAGCAGCTTGTCCACTACAGAATTTATTCTTTTGTCTTGTTAAGCCTGAACGTAGTAGTTGTAGACACTGTGTATTATTAAGTGATAGGTATGCTAAACTTAAAGATATACATGGCGTAGAGATGATACTATATGGACACGGTGGTGAAGATGCAGCTAGAAGAAAGAAAGAAAAGTATAGTGGTGAACGTTATAACTGGCTTAATGTACACAGTTGGTTTTATCGTGGTAGTATAGAAATGAGGCAGCATCATGGTACTCTTGACTATGATGAAATAGTTAATTGGATAAGTCTAATGACTTGCTTTGTTGACTGGGTAAAGACTACTTCTATAGAAGCAATAGATGAAGCTACTCTAAGTATTACTTCAGCTAACTCATTAAAGAATAGGTTAAGTAAGTTCCTAGAATTAGTAGCAAAGTTTAGTAACAAAGACGTAGCTAACTTTTATGCTGCACAGATTAAAAAGTTTTATGATATAGTTGTACCAAGTTATAATGTACAGCATATAAAAGTAGAAGTAGAAAAGGAACCAGTAGAGATAGAAGATATAGATGAAGAAGATGATGGGTATGATAATGATGATGATAATAATTAAACTAAAGCTTTCACTAAGTACAGTAAAAGAATTAGAAATACTAAAGGAGGTATTATAGAATAATGTGTGGGATATTTGGAGCAGTAGGTAAGTATAGTCCTAATGATATAAGGTTACTTGCACTACTGAACATGAGTAGAGGAACAGATGCCACTGGATTTTACAATGGTAAGAAGTTACTTAAGGAAGCAGTAGATGCTAAAGACTTCTTACGTGACCACAGAGATTACTTTCTAGATAAGACACAGTATATTATGGGGCATACTAGACTTGGTACTCATGGTAGTAAACTTAAAGATGAAAATGCCCACCCGTTTATTGTAGGTACTATAACTGGAACTCATAATGGTATGATTAATAATACCAAAGAGTTAAAAGAAAAGCATGGTGTAGACTATAAAGTAGATAGCCAATATATATTCTACTTACTTAACACTGGGATTGATAAGTTAAATGAATTGTGGGGATACTATTGTCTTGCATATGTTGATAGTAAAAAACCTAAAGAGTTTAACTTACTTAAACACGATGGGCAATTAAGTATAGTTGAGTCTAATGGTGTACTATACTACTCCTCTAATGGTGATGATTTGTTTACGGTATTTGGAAAGCAAGCTAAAGTAAAAGACGTACCTACTGATACTAAGTTGACTATAGATATAGATACACTAAAGATATACTCTACTAAGTTAATAGGACTTAACGGTAGATTTAAAGCTGGTACTACTTGTTGTGGTGAAACTTATACTACTACTAAGACAGGAACTGGTAGGCATGGTGATAGCATTTATAACTTTAGAGATGATGAAGAGGATAGAGGAGGATACTGTGAAAGTGATTATGACTATGAGAAAAGTCCTTATGGTTATTATTTTCATGGAGTGTTTCACCCTTATGCTAACACAGTATGGGATACTAATACTAAACGCTATACTAACTCAGTAATAGATAAAGAATTAAAAGCTATAGAAGCTGAAGCTAGTGTTGCTGAAAAGAAAGAAGAAGCTAAAGAAGCAGAGAAAGAAATAAAAAGAAACTTAAGTAGTGACTGTACAATTTGTGGTAGTCCTAGATTTATACAGGACTTAACTTTTATAGCGTGTGATGAAGGCTGGGGCAAGGCTGAGATGTGTGGTGAGTGCTGGGCTAAGTACATACGTGCAGGGTATAGTATAAGTGGTATGCTATTTAGTAGAGATAATGAAGTACCTATCGTAAAGAAAGTACCGCTTAAAATAGTAGGTGGTAAGTCTATTTGGGACGGTAAGTAGTATGAGTAAAGATAAGCCAACTAATATCTTTGAATGCGAACACTATACTATTCCTTTACCAACTGCATTACTTGTAGATGAAAAAGATAAATGGGAAGTATGCCTACAATATAGTCAAGTACAAGGACAACCAAGCTATGTTACAGGAGTATACATAAGTAAGCCTAGTGAGGAACAGTTCTATGGAGGTGCATAATTGACAGTTAACTATAGTGAAGGACTGAAGAACCTAGTTAAGTACAGAACAATAGAGAACGCTGACATGATAGGTAGTGTAACTGATGATGAGTTTTGCAATGAAGTAGCTTCTAGATGTATTGAAGAAGTTAAGATGTTTGATAAAGACTTCTATACTTTCTGTATAGATATAGCTAGAAGCATGAGCAAAGACTTAAAGGAAGCCTATGAGTTTAATGATGTTAAGAGTGCTGAGAAGTTTCTTAATGATAAGTATGGTAAGAAGATTAAAGTAGTAAAGGAGAATTAATTGTGATAACTAAAAATAAATCTAATCTAACTAAAAAAAGATTACTTGCTATTAATATACTTGAAACTATAGCTAGTATGTTAGGTGACGAAACTATCTTTGACTGTAAAGATGATGATGATAAGTGGTACAAGTTTGAAGATGCCGTTACTAAACTAATAGAGGAGGATTAACTTATGATGATACATGGTGTTGTATGCCCCAACTGTAAAGACTTTATATATAGCAGAACAAGACACGACTTTAGGACTTGCACTTGTGGTGATACCTCTATTGATGGTGGACAGACTGACTATATAAAGCTAAGTGCTAAAAACATGAAGGATATACAACACTTAACTATGGAGATAAAGACTACACTTGGAAAACTTTATGATGACTGGAACTTAAAATTAGATAAACTAGGACTTATACCTACTAAGACTATCAAAAGGGGAACTTGACAATGGTTACAAAGTGTGATACTATGAGTAGTGCAAGACGTTTACTTAGGTGTAACTTGTATGACTTGATGCTAGAGATAGAAGACTTAATAGCGGACAACTTATCTGTCATTAGTAATGATGATAAGATAAAGTTACGTGCTGCTAATAGTCTACTAGCCAATGTATATGAGAGGCATACTGTAAAGTTAGATGCTAAGTTTAACAAAGAGAATAATATAGAGAGGTTTAAGTATGATGAAAGCAAAGGTTTTATTAGACAGGGTATTAGTAAAGAAGGAAGTGGAGAGTAAGACTACTAGTGGTGGTATCATTATACCTGATACTATCAGAAGTAATAACTTTATTAAGGCTACTGTTATCACTTGTGGTAAAGATATACATGACATAATAGCTGGAGAAGTATTACTTATTACTAAGAATACTGGTATAGATATTTCAGTAGGAGAAGATACCCTTACCATACTTAGAGAAGGTGAAATACTTTGTAAGTTATATGAGGAGGAATAGTATGCCAACAACACACTTTAGTACGGAATATGCACAGTACTTAGAAGAACATAGATGTATTTATGAACAGATACGACGTAACCGTCAACAGATGCCGGAAGTACGTTACTTACGTAGTGGTATAAATATACAACAACAATATGAAGCTAGTAGTGGCAGGGGTATGCCAATACAACATGCTGCTGTTGAATTACTTAACCCATTTGTAACTATAGAAGGAACAGATTATGTAATAGTAAAAGGAGTTAAGGTAAAGAAGGAAGAGATGTCGTTACTTCAAGAGTTAGTATATACTAATGAGTATAGAGAGCCATCTAAATTAGCTACTCAACAATTTAATATAGAGGAATTAGAAAGAATATATCAAGAAGTAATTAGAGTAAGACGTAGATGACAGTAAAGAGAAGTGAACTAATACTAACAATAGTTAAGTATATAAGGAAGAGAATGGAGTGGGATAACACTACTCCATTATCTTCTATTATATATAGCGAAGTCAATAAGCATGGTAGAAACAGTCAGACTAATCGCTTTAATAACAATTTACTTAAAGAGGTAAAGGCATACTTTAAAGATGAACTCAAGTGAACGCACAATTATAGACTACACTGGTTTGTACTACATAGTACAGTTACCAATAGGCACACCTCTAGCTTGGAAGCACAACTGTATACTTAGAGAGTACATAAAGTCATGTACTTCAAAGTACACTTGGGCTGAAAGACTAAAGTATAACGGGGACAGTAAGTTATGGACTACTGAGTTACCTAACTATAAAGTTATAGTAGACTTACTAGCATATCTTAGAGATAATCACTTGCCTTTCTTTGCTACTGATAAGTTGATTACTAAGATTACTGAGCTAGAAAACTATGATGCTAGAGGTAAACTTAATACTATAGAGTTAAAAGCAGAGAATATCAAGGGTATAAAATTACCCTTAAGAAATTACCAATATACAGCAGTAAAGTTTCTAGAAGATGCTGGTGGTAAAGCTATCATTGCATTAGGTACTGGTGTAGGAAAGACACTTGTGGCACTTAGTTACTGTATAAAGAATAACAAGAAGGCTATTATAATATGCCCCTCTCAAGGTGGCAAGACAAAGCGAAGCTGGGCGTATGAAGTATATAAGTGTACAGACAAGCAACCGCTAATTATATGGAGCGGTAGTAAACTAGATTTGGTACAGTACTGTAATGCTGACTTCATCATAGTTAACTATGAGTTATTAGATAAGTTTCGTGGATTACTACTTAACTTGATAAATCTACATGGTTTTGATACAGTAATAATAGATGAAAGTCACTCAATAAAAAACTTGAAAGCTAAACGTACTAGTAGTATACATGAGTTAAGTATGAACTGTACTGGAAGAATACTACTAAGTGCTACTGCTATACGTAATAAACCTGATGAGATATACAGTCAGTTAAATCTAGTTGCACCTGAGAGGTTTAATAATAAACGTAACTTTAAAGAAAAGTATTATGGCAAGCGTATGTTTCAAGGTAACAAGTTCTTCTATACTAGACAGAGTAAGATACAACTTACTAACCTTAACCTTGATATACAAGGGTGCTACTTCTATCGTGATAAGATGAAGATAGTATTTGAGTTACCCTCTCTAATGATAGAAACTATTTACTATGACTTACCTACTAAAATAAGAAGTACACTTGAGGTACAGAATAAGCAACAACAGTTTCAAACACTTGCTCATGCTATGATACCTAATACTGTTAAGCTAGTAGAGAAGTTATTGTTAGATGAAGATAATAAAAAGATAATACTATACTCAGGGTTTGTTGCTGTAGTAGAGGAGTTAACTAAGCGACTAGGTAAACTTGCTACACTAAATCATGGTAGACTAACAAGTACTGAGCAACAGGATAACTTTAAAAGTTTTGTAGAGGATAGTAAGACTAGAGTAATAGTTGCAACCTACCAGTCACTGAGTGAGTCTATTAACTTACAGGAACAAAGTAGTATAGTAGTATTTAATGATACCCCATACCTTACTGCTCAGATAGAACAAGCATATGGTAGAGTATATAGAATAGGACAGAAGGATACTTGCTACTGTTATCTTCAAGGCTTTAGTGATACTTATACTGATGAAGTATTTACTATCATAGAGAATAAAGATATCATACTTAAGAAAGTATTAGAAGGTAAAGACAAGGAAGGTAGCTTTTGTAATCAAGTAATAAAACCAAAGGATTGCTAAGGCAATCATTTATACTAAAGGAGGATTAAATGGATATACAAAAAGAGTTTGAAAAGTGGTGGGGAGAAAATAAAAAAAGTTATCTCCAATGGGCAGATGAAGTAAATGCAAAACAAACAGGGAAAAAGGCTTTCCAAGCTGGTGCTGAACTTATGTCTGACGAGCTATCAAAGTCTAACACTAGAATAGTAGAACTAGAGGCAGTAGTCAGTAGCCAAGCGAATGAGATAGAGAAGTTAAAAGAGAATATAATTAAACTTGGAGCTAGAATAGTAGAGGGTAATTTTAAGACATCAGACCTACAACAAAGGCTGGATAAAGCAGTAGAAATACTAAAAGACGGTGAACACAAAGCCCCTACTTGTAGAGTTATTAAAGCACTAGAAGTTTTAGAGGCTAATCCATTGAATACAAGTCAGGTAGGAACGACGACTTCTGCGAACTCGGTTAAGAGCTGTGTTTCCTGTATACACGATAATGACAGTGACAGTGAGCAATTACTCCCTATATGTGAGGCTTGTGTTAATGATTGGGTAATAGAATATGTTAACTGGAAACCAATTCCAAGTCAGGTAGAGAGTAAGGACCAACTACTAACTACTAATGAAAGTAGTAGCAAAGTAGTAGAAAAGAGTTGTGATAATTGTGCAACAGACCCTTGCTCTAAACCACAAGACAGAAGATGTAAAGAGTGTTCTTATAGCAGAGAAAGAAATATATCTATGGACGGTGATACTTTTTATAAAGATAATTGGACAGCGTCAATAGAGAGTAAAGAGGTAGAGAAATGAAAATAATTAAATGGAAAGCAAAATGGTTTAAAAACTTAAGTTTACTTTATAAAGATAATAACTTAATAACAACGGTAGATAACTTAACTAGTTGTAATCCTAGTAGGGTATTTATTAATCCTAAAGATGCTACTAAACTACATAATATATTACATAAAGAGTTTAAAAAGGATTACCCTTACTTAAGTAAACATAATATACAAAGTAGTGTTGCTGCATACTTACTCAATCTTGAACCTGTTAATACTAAAGGAATAACGAAAGGATGGATACTAATAATATGATATGGTTTACAAGTGATACTCACTTTGGACACAGTAACATAATAGGTTATTGTCAACGTGAGTATAGTGATGTAGTAGAAATGAATGAAGATATAATCCGTAAATGGAATAGTAAAATACAGGAAGGTGATACTGTATATCACTTAGGTGACTTTGGGTTTGGTAACTCACACTTTATTAAGACTTGTTATGATAGGTTAAAGGGAAAGAAGATATTACTTAAAGGTAATCACGATAAGAAGAACTTAAAGATACTTCCATTCTTAAGTGATAGTATATTAGTTGTACACTATGATAGATATTTACTAGTACTGTGTCACTATCCTATGTTAAGTTGGCCTCATATGGCATATGGTAGTATTCACTTACATGGGCATACCCATAGAGAAACTCCTACCGATACTAAACTTAATAGATTTAATGTATGTGTTGAGAATAATAGGTTTTATCCAGTAAGTATAGAAGAAATACTGGCACAATATAACAAATAACTTGTAACAAATAAGTATACCTTTTTGTTACAAGGCTATATTATTTTATCACACAGTCCTAACTCTAATGCTTGGGCAGCAGTTAACCACACTTCAGGTTTACCCTTAATTAATTTACGCCAAAATGTCACAGACTTTTTACTATTGTCTGCTAGTATTCTATAGTACTGTTCATCAAACTTACGTACTTGTTTAATCCAATCTTCCATTTCTGACATATCCATTTCATCAGTCACCTGTAGTTGACTTTCATGTATCATTAGCCATGCGTCTTTTTCCATGTGTCGCTTATCCCCACACACAAACATAGCAACTGCCTCTGAACATACGTGTCCAAAGGCAACTGTTGTTATTGGAACCTTACATAATCTTACTCTACCAGAGAAAGCAAGTCCTGCACCTATGTCCCCACCATCACTACTAATGTGTAGTCTTATAGGTTCACCTATCTTTTCTAACTGATTCATAATAGCATCAAACTCGCCAAACTTATTATCTACTTCTGACGCAAAAGTGAACTGCTGCATATGTTACCTCTATAGAAATAATGCTGTTGCTACAACTTGTCCTTTACTTATTCTTTTAGGTGCTTTATTAAAGTTAATAACTCTTATCTTAAATGTTTCTGCCGTTGGTGCAATGTGGGTAACTGGTATAAGACTATCCTTAACCATCACTTGTGGGTTAGCTAGTATGATAGCTTCTCCATACGCTTTAGGAGTGCTCTCAGTATGTACTTCTATCAGCACACTGTCACCATACACTAAGTATGCCATACTATCACTTATAACATTACAGGTTTTAGGAGCCTTATATATAAAGGACGTATCTTCTTTTGTGGTTACTATGGGGACTTCTACTACTTTATCCTTTGTTACAATTAGTACTGGTTTTATTTTAGGTTGAAACTTTTTTCTTTCTGCTATTGTTTTCATTCTATGAACCTCCCATTAGTTACTATTACTTCTCCATCTATTGCTTCAACTGTACATTCAAAATCATAGTATTCTCTACCACAGTCTGGACATACAACTGGTATGCCATTATCAAAATTACTTAACTCCATACTAATTAGTATAGCATCATCATCTTCAGTAGTATGTTCAACTAACTTTTCCTTTATCTCCTTCACTTGTTCTTCTACACTTTTAGTTTTCATTTCTTTACTCCTTTAATATAATTTAGTAACCATTCTCTAGCTTCTTGCTCTTCCATTTTAACCATGAGTAGTTCAGTTGTGTATACTTCTAGTGCATCTGTAAACTGTTGAATAGTAATATCTTCCCTTTCATCACGCTTTTCATATGCCCATCTAAAGGGAGTCTGTAGTTCAAAACTATATCTGTATTTAATATCCTTATCTACTATATCAAACCACATACAACCATTAAGAAGTTTTCTAGTCTGCTTCTTAAGTTTATGTATACTTCTATTTGCCTTCCTTACACTATTTACTAACTTACTAATAGTTATCATTAATGTTTACTCCCTTCATTCTGTTCCTTAATGTCTTTACCCGTCCACCCTTGCCCCTTTAATCTAAAGGAAGAAGTAGTAGGTACTCGCTTCATCTGTACTTTACAAGTAGGACAGAGGAATGGGTTATCCAATTCCTCTATACTACGTATAACTTCTAGCTCTACATTACAAGTAGGACAACTATAAAGGTATACTGGCATACTAGCAACCTTTCTTTGTAGATTTTTTTGCTGGCTTCTTTACTGGTTTTGCTTTCATTTAGTTTTCCCCCTGTTTTTTTTAGTTGCTACTTTTACTGGTAGCTTTTTGTAGTTAGTTTTACTAGCCCACTCTGGTGCAGCCTTCTTCATCTTACTACCCAATGCTCCTGAAAATGCAGCAGCACTTTGTTTCTTACTTTTAAATGGCATTTTACTTTCCTCCATTGTTTATATAATAACACACTTCAATTACTTTGTCAAGGGCTTCTTTTTTAGCTTGTGATATCTAGTATGTTCAGCAGTAGTAGCATACAACTTCAAGTTATCTATATTATTATTAAGTTTATCATTATCTATATGATGTACTACCTCTAACTTAGTTAACTTCCTACCAAGATGCTGCTCCATTACTAATCTATGCTGACGTACTTCTTTACCCTCTATCCACATTACTAAGTATCCTTCATCATTAGTATGCCAACCCTCACCTGTGCCTAATCTAGGTGGATTAAGCTTCATTCTACACGCATGGCACATCTTACCCCTACGTTTCTTCACTAATATAGTTATCTTACCACAGCACGGACAGCGAAAGCCCCTGCCAATGGCTTTTCTAGGCTCCTTAATCATCTTTTTTTAACCTTATCTATATATTCATACTTACTCCGCTTGACATCATCAATGTGTCTACCAAACTTATAGCTTCTGCTCTGTTGGTTTACCTTACTTACTGTTGATGATGATACTCCTACTGGTTCAAGCACATCACATTCAGTACCACACTCTCTACACTTGTATATCATAGTATCTTCTCTAACTAGAGAGCCAATGAATAGCTTATCACACTTAGGACAGTAAGTATTACGTTGTATCCACTTCATTCCTTTACCTCTCTATGCTTAAGTATCTTTTCTATTTAAATCAATCCACTTCATTTTGTTTATACCTTTTTCTTTGTCCTGCTTCTTTTTGTCTAGCCTTCCCCCATACACTACGAGGACGTAGATAACCAACAATACGTTCCCATATCTCAACTTGTGCATCACAACAAGGACTAGTTTTAAATATTCCTACAACATTTTCACCACACTTAGTACATCTTGATATACCATAGTTAATTGCTTGGTAAATAACTCCTTGTTTAGCACTATATTCTATAAGTCTTTTCATCTGTTTAGCTGATGTAAGTGTTTCATCTAAATTAATATGGAGTATCCCTCCTCCTTGAGTAAGTTTATCTAATTTACCTTGTACTTTTATTCTGTCTTTTATATCTGCGTTAACTGAAAGAGGAAGATATTGATTACTTAATATTTCATACTTAGTATTAAACTTAAAGTTGGTTTTGTTCGCTAAAGTAACTCCTAATGATTCAGCAGGTACTTGTTCTAGATTAAACATAACTTTAGTAAAAGTATGTGTATCAGTATTCCATTTATTTATAGTATTAAGTATTTTTGCAGCTAACTCAGTACCTTCTTTAGTTACTATATCTGAACCTAATACTTCTATTGCTTCATTAAGTCCTACAAATCCTATAGTACAGAATTGTCTATCAAGTGAAGCCCAACCTTTACTATATAATGGATGTTTTCCTGCTGATACAGCTACCTCTAGCATACGCCTGTGAGCTACTAATATATCTACAGCTAAATCATAAGTATGTTTTAATTTATTAAAAAAATCTACATCATCTCTAGCTTCAAGTGCTGCCATTACTAGATTAAGTACTACGACACGAGTGCTGCCAACAGAAATAGAAGGGTTGCCAAGAGTAGAAGAAAATAATTTGGTGTCACTAATAAGACGACAACAACTACTAAGATTTCCAATATCCCCAGTATAGATGTTGAATGTTCCACGTTTATAATTGACTTCAGACAACCAATTAAGAAACTCCTCATCTTGTATCTTATCTTCCTTTTTGTACATAGAAGCAGTTAACACTGGAAAAGTAAGTAACTGTTCAGTTTCATTCATTTTTATAAAGTGCTCGCTAAACCATTGCTGTAGTTTATTAACGCCTTTTAAGTCTACCTTACTACCATCAGGATATGTAACATGACTAAATAAATCTTTCATAAAGTATTTATCATATATGGTTAAGTTAACAAATGCTGATTGACTGGCACGAAATGGAAAGTTAAAGCTGTATACTAACTTCTGAAATAATTGCTCTACTTCTTCAGTAGCTTCTGCATAATAATTAACTCCATAATCATTTCTTAAGTACCAGTCTAAGTATATAAATAAATCTCCATAACTTACTGCACCTGCTTGAGAGTTGCTAATGTATGCTGTTGTCTGTATTAGTATATCAATAAATGACTGAGCGTGTTTTGGGGGTTTTACTTTAAGCCCTACAATAAAAGGCATTCCTTCAAAAACCAGTGGTTGTAAACTATAACTATAACAGTAACTACTAAACCAACGTGTTAAGTCACAAACATATAAGTTACCTTCTTTAATAGCGGTATAGTGTTGTACTCCAATTTGATTACGAATGTAATCATAAGCTGCTTTCTTAAACATTGCTTTTGGTGCTTCACTATAGTAACTTATAACGGAAGTATCTACTACATTTGCATTATCGTCTATGGTCTGATGACTTGTTACTGCTGTTCCTATAAACTTATCATAGTATTTTAATCCATCTACCTTATCTTCTGTTAAACCATCTGTTGTTTTATAAAACATTTCCCTTCTAAATCTCTGTGCTTCTGTTAAAAATGCTACGTTACGTGTCTTTACTTCTACCACTTTATCCATTCCCCTTTCTCCTTTGTGTAATAGTTTTGATTACTTGACGCTAGAAATCCACCTGCGTTTAACTCAGGGATAAACTTACCTGTTTTAAGCATGTCTATTTTATCTAATATACTACTTGGTACCTCCTCCTTTTCGTATGCTGTGTATAAGCATACACTTAACTTTAACTTTCTTACTTCATCAATAAGCTGCTCTAGTTTCTTATTGTCCTGCATCAGTGGCTCTCCCCCCATTAAGCACACTGTATCTATTAGCTCATCATATGTAATTAGAGTGTTGATGATATCTGTTAAGCTTGTTTCTTTATCTGGTTTATAAGTATGAAGGTTTGGGTTATGACAGTAACTACATTTCATTATACACCCATTAAAGAATATAGTAGCTGATACATGGTTAGGTACATCTATAAAGCTTACTTGTACATTCTCAATACTAAGTGGCTTACCTTTTAATTCATTCATTATACTCTCCTCTTGATACATATATTATCTATACTTTTATATAACTTTCTATACTCGCCTAGTCTTTGTCGCATCTTTGCTAATGCTTGCATCATGCATGCATATCTTCTTCTAATCTTTTTATCCTTAGCTACTGGATGAGTACTTAAAAATACTTCTATCTCGTGTACTGCTTTACACATATTAGCTACTGCTTCTTTTACTTCTGTGTTTCTTTTTAGAGGACTTATTTTGTTTCTGTTTGCCTTGCTTTGAAAATGTGTTAAAAAAAAATCTACTTCATGAGTTAGTATACGTCTACCAAACTCTGCTAATAGAAGTGAATCAACACGTCCATCTTTAAGTCCACCTTTAGGGCCTGTAAAATACTTTATCATTGATGGAAATAACTCTACTGCTTTATCTAAGTAAACATGTTTACCTTTTTCTTTTCTATCCTTTCCACACATTCCATTAACCCAGGATTGTGGAGTTATAAAAAAAGTGTCCACTAACATATCATGTTCCTTAGCCAGTAACTTAACTTCATCAGCTAGACATTCTAAATATCCAAACGTTCTACCAAAACTAAACATACTACATACACCTTGCTTTGGCATTGCATGTACTTCTTCTATAAAGATATAAGTAGGATACTTATAATTTATAAAGGTATTCTCACATATCCAAAGAGTTAACTCCTCACCATCTATTATTCCAGAGCGTTGACCTAGTGGGATATCTAATATGTTTGCTGCTATTACCCTACCTTCTCTTACATTAAGTACTGATACTGCACCATACTTTCCTACGTCTATTCCTACTACATTAAAAGTAGTAATAGGAACTTTATTAACTTGTGTTTGTTTAGGCATTCCTGCTTTCATCATGATAAGTAATACTCCAATATATATTCTATTCTATCTTCATCTAAAGGTGGTAGACATTTTTCATTAGCACACTTAACAAACTCCTCTATAAATATTCTATTCATTCCATACTCTCTTAAGTGGGTAATAAGTTTAAACATATTAAGTTCTCTTTCTCCAGCACCATACCCCATAAATGATTGATATACTATTGGGTCATCAAATACTTTATTGTAATCAACTTCACCATTAGTATACGGTGTAAGCTCTCGCTCTACTATAGGTAAACTATCTAGAGGTACTCCTTCTACTTGTTGTATTAATACTTTAGCTTTACCAGTATCGTGGTGTATTGTTCCTTCTAATCTAAACACTCTACCTACTTGATACAAACTCATATCAGCTTTAGAAGCATATTGTTCCATCCACTTCTTATCACTATGTGGTAGATGTACTGACGCTACTGGAACTCTATCTATATGAAAGTGTATACTTCGTCCACCACTATTATACACTTTAAATCCTACCTTCATATCTACTAATGTGTCAAAGAAATCTCTAGCAGCTTCAAGTTGATTATCAAAATCAACTAATAACTTATCAGTATAACATACTGGGTTTGTTTTAGAAAATCCTTTAGTACATCCGTGTTTAGTAAAGTAGTTAAGTAAACTTTCATCATACTGATATACTGTACAGAAGCCTGTATCTGGAACCTTGTCTATAGTAGTTACTTTAATTGGTGCTTCATAGATATGTTTGCACCCTACATATTTATACACTATTTAAGCTCCGAGAAGTTACTTACTATCTTATAGTCATAATCAAGTGGTGCTAGTAAATTAAGTTTGTTATTAAATTTTTTAAACACATCAGCTAAACAAGCAAGATATGCTTCTATATCTTCATCTTTAACTGCAGTAATATTCTCATCATGAAAGTCTATTATAGTTGGTAGATATTTAATCCTCTGTTTCTTCAGTTCAGCATCAAGCATTAGGTTAAGCTGCATTAAAGTATCATGTGCACTTGACTGAACAAAACGATTAAGTATGTCTTTACTAAATGCCATAGTAATAGGACGCTGCCACATGTTCTGTATGTAACCTTGCTTAGCATATAATGTTAGTAATCTATTCTCTAGATTTTTACTAGCTTGTCTTGCTCCCCAATATGCATTATATATACGCCTAGCTTCATTAAGTGGTATGTTAAGTATCAGTGCTACTTTGTTTGGTTGAGCACCATACCCCATAGCAAGTCTTATTTTCTTTAACATATCACGTTCAGTATGAAGTCTCTTCTTACTTCCATCTAAATCGTTTGGGTTATATAGGTATACCTTATCAGGGTATATATATTTAAGTAACTCTAAATAGATGTCCTTACCTGTTGTTACTATCTCAGCCAACTCCTTATCCCTTGCAAAGTGTGCTTCAATACGTGGTTCAATGTTAGATAAATCCCACTGTACAAACTTGTATCCGTCGGGTGCACAGAAGCAACGCATAAGTCGCTTATCACGACGATTAACAGCGAGGATGTTAGGCTTAAAGCAAGTAAGCCTACCACTGGCTGTGCCACATATATCCATGTCGGGGTGGTACCTTCCATTAATAGTTGCCTCCATATACTGAGTAATAAATCTACTATCTGTCTGTGTTTTATTTAGTTTAACTAATACATCTATAACTGGGTTAACTTTACTATACTTATTTAAAGTATGCTTATCTGTTTTAGTTTTACCAGAGCCAGTAAGTTCAGTAACATTTATATCTAACTCTTCAAGTAAGTCTGCCATATGTTGACGTGAGTTTAGATTAAACTTTGTCTTTCTATCAGCATCAGCTAGAAATTTATTCTTACCTTTCTCTGATTTAAATGTATTAGCTTTCTTCATAGTATGCTTATTTTCTATAATACTGATTTCTACTTTAGCTAATTTATATATTTTTTTATTGAGATAGTTCGTGTACCTTTCCAATAACCTTTTATAACTTTCAGCTTTTTTGCTATTAAATAATATTCCTTCTTGATATTGTTTGTTAAGAAGGGATTGGTAATCAAATAAATTATGCATGAAGTCATATGCTTTTAAGTCCTCTATCTTTGGTTTTTGTATTGAGTATATTTCATATGTTGTTTTACAATCCTTTATACAGTACTCAGCTAATACTTTAGTTTCAGCTTTATAGTGTTCTCCATCTTTAGCACTGGCTCCTATAGAAGCAAGATATGCTTCAAAGCCCCCTTTGTGTGACTCTTTATTTAAGTAAGACTCTATAGCCTTGTCTAAGCTATATGCACTAGTTTCTTTATAGCCCTCAGGACTTAGTAGTTGCCAAGCAATACGAGTATCCCAGTAAGGAGTAATACTACTCCCACAATAGTTTAACCACCCTATATCAAATGAGCTGTTGTGACATATTACTTTACTGTTATCTAGAAACATTCTTACTTCTAGTAGTAATTCTGGCTCGCCAATACGTACAATAGTATCATCTACTGGAACATACTCATTAACAGGAACATAGATACCAACATCAGTTTTAGGTAAGTAGATACCTATCCCCATAATAGCTGTATTGTCTGATGATGAAAAGTATTTATTACCTTTAGTTTCTATATCAAGGACTACTATGTCCTCGCCACTAGTAAGTGACTTAAAGTTTTCTAGAGTTGTACAGAGCATTACCACATCCCTTTAGGGGTTGTTGTCTTTTGCAGTAACGCTTGCTTCTCCTTAAATCTATTTAATATATCTGTACCATTTGTGTGTGGTGCTACTGGTACCATTCTAGCTGATACTTGTACAAAGTCATCTTTAAACTGTGTTCTTATACGCATCTTTAATCCTACTATAACTTCAAGTAAAGCATTAATGTTCATTCCTATTTCTTTTATTTCAAACTTATTAAACCCAAGTATCTGTAGTAGGAACTTAAATCTAGACGCACCTGTTGAAGATAAGTATGGATTATAAAAGTCCATTATCTTTTTACCTTTCCAATCACCATCAAGTATAACATAAGTTAAACAGATAGTACGTGCATCTTTCTTACTTCCTATCTGTAGATGTTCTATCATTACATTATAAAAACCGTCGGGTAGTTTTAATTTAGGTGCGTACTCTGGTGCATCTGTGTCGTCAAATAGTATTGGTTCTAAAACTGTAATTGGTTCAACCATTATTCACCTGCCTTTTTATTAGTATAGTTAAATCCCATTAGTTGCAGTAAGTATGATAAATTAACATGCTCTGGTGTCTCAAGTATTAGTGGAATATTTTCTCCATTAGGTACTCTAAGTTTACAAGCGTACTCGCCATTATTATGTAAAAGTAATTTACGACTACCATCTTCATAACTCTTAAGTGCAACTGTACCATCTGCCCAGTTACGTATGCTTTCTTCAAACATATTACCGTCTACTTTAGGTACTAGTATTCCTTTAGCTACCTTATCATTACTTTGTTTCATAAGTGCTGTAAAGAATATATGTTTATCTAATTCTTTAAGCTGTAGAAATATATCTCTAAGTGCTTCTCCATGCTCACGAAACAAATCCCAAATGTTTGCTTGTCGTCTATCAGGGTAGTTTTTTTCCCAAAACTTTAGTGACATACTTGATAGCCCAGTAAGTGAGTCAAAGAATATGAACTCTTTATCTTTATACTTAGCTGACTTTAATTCTTTTACTAACTCTGCAAAATCACCTACAGTTTCTATATCTAGAATAGTTATTCCTGGACTATTACTTAGTACTATGTCTCCATCTTCATACCCTGCTGTGTTGATGTACAGCACCTTGTTTAAGTCTGGCAACGTCTTACATAGACTAGTTTTTCCACTTCCAGCTTCCCCCATTATAACTACACGGGCAAACTTTTGTTTTGTGTCTTCACTCTTTCTTGTCTTAATCATTTAAACTCCTCTATATTTTTCTGCTTTCTGTAAGGAAAGCATTATAGCTAATTAACTCTTTATCATAACTATCACATAATGCTGAGTACTCACAGTACTTACAAGGTGAATATTTACACTTACCATATAACTCTATATCTTCAGGTCGAGGTGGAAGGGTGTCTCCTATACTACATTCTATTATCATCTTATAGTAGTCATCAATACCAGCACAAGTAAGAGGAGTTTTAGTTGCTTCACCTGCTGCGTTACTTATCCATATATACCCGTCTTCTAGTCCTACAACACTATACTCATGTACAGCACAAGGTATTTTTTTATATGTACCTTTAGGAAAATCTCTATACTCTATATTAGGAAACCGTTTACTTTTAGGGAAAGCATTTATACCAAACTTAAACTCTCCATAATTAGCATAACTACCATATAGTAAGTATGTATCAATGTTTCCCATTGCCATTCTGTACTTATATGCCTGACATATAGCATATAGAAATGGGTACTTACTACTATTCTCAGCTTTATCTTCTGAGATAGTAGCCTTATCTTCTATAAGATACTTTTTACCTGTATCTAAAGTAACAACTATATCAGGTCGTCCTGTCCACTTAACTCCATCTATATCACCTTCAAGGCTGGTGTCATGTAGTACCATCTTAGGACTAGCTATTGAGTAGTAGCGTGGGGCATCCCATACTTCTATCTTAACTACTTTAGGGTTAGCCTCAAGTAGGTTAAGTATATTAACCTCATGTCCAAAGCCAGCTACAAAGTTAAGATATGTATTATAGTCTGTACGCTTCTGGAAGCCCTTATAACGAAGGAGAGCCTTTCTAGGGCAAACCCCATATACCTTGCCTGTTTCTTTTACATAGCAGCCTACAGAGCCTCCACGAAGTACTCCTAGACGCTCTTGCTCTTTCTTATCTGTATCATCTTGTAGTACCTCAAATCCTTGTTTAAGCAATTCAACTATCATTTATTACTCCTATTTATAAAATACTTAATCATACTACGTATTTCTGTCATTACTCGATGAGGATAGTTGTCTGCATAATTATGTTGTCTTGCATATTCAGTTAACCTTATTCCATCTACATATCTAGCTTTAAGTATGGCCAGCATATATGGCTTAAGCTTTATCTTTAGTACCGCCTCAGGGCGTTTGCCCATATTCCACCAGTATAAGTCTTGATATATCTGCTCCTCTATAGCAGTATTATCAATTAAGTGTTCCAACTCTTCCTTTTGTATACGCCCCTTAAGGTTCGAGTTATCTTCTCTAAGCTTTGTATATGGCTTGTTTGTATTCTCACACAGTGGAAGTACCTCATTCACTGGGTATTCTACTGTCTGGTCGTACACTAGATGTATATTCTCAAGCCACCATACTACAGCCTTTTCATTTTTGAGAATGTCTTTTTGTAAACTCTCAGCTATTCGCTTCCAGTTCTTGTATTCACGAGTTTTAAAGTTTCCTTTCATCTTGTGTCTATATTAACACATCTCAGAAAGTTTGTCAAGGGGATGTTAGAATCCGCCAGTAAGCCCTATTAGAGCAGTTGTTCTTTGTTGAGTGATATTATATAATAATCCTGGTGTTACGCCCAACCCGTTTGTTACCATACCAGTAACAGTTGCACCTACATTATTATCACCTTTAGTTTCTCCGACTTTGGGTAAGGTGTACCCATACATAGCTGTTATAAATAACCTCTTAGGGTTTATCTCTGCCTTCTTATATTCATCTATTTGTTTTTTAAGAGCTTCTTGAATTTTGCTATCCACATCTGTCTGAGTATATAGTTTTGTATCCGAGCTACCAGAACTACCACCTTCTGAGGAACAGTCAATATCTTTACTACCATTAACATATACATGTGTCTTACATCTATTTTTATAATATTTTTTATAACTAGCAACTTGCTCCATAGCTGTTTTAGTTGTAGCTTTAAGTTCTGTAATTGTAGTTTCATTTATCTTCTCCTGTTTCTTATAAGTTTCTATTTTGCTATATCCAAAGAATATAATAAGTAGAGAGCCTATTATTATACCTGCTCCTAGCCAAGCATACTTATTATCTTTCAGTGTTGCCAGCTTCATTATATCCTCCTTCTCTTCCAAAAGCTTTTCTTCCAGCATGATAAGCTGTTGGTGTTAGAAACATTCCACACAGTATTCCAAGTCCAGTTAACTCAGCATCTCTAAACATTCCTATAAAAGCTAATATAGCTGCTACTATAAATCCAGCATATGCCAATCTTTTTGTTGTGTTATAATTTGTCTTATTCATTATTTTTTACCACCACCAAATAGTTTAGCTAGACTTCCTACTGCTGAGTCTTGATATATTTTTGCTGGTTGTCCTTTAGTAACTAAAGGTATACCAGTTATTACTTGTCTATTTTTTCCTTGTTTACCTATACCAAATGTTCTTTCAACACTTTTAGTCATTGCAGGAATTGGAGTAAACATTTCATTTAACTTAGAGAATGATGGACTAGTTGCATAACTTAATACTGGAGATTCATATTTGCCTGATATACTCGCTAGTGGGTGCCAATCAGATATGTCCATACCTAGTGCTCTTGCTGCTGCTATTGCAAAAGCACCATATGCTATATCCTTAGCTACTGCTTCTGCTGCTGCAGCTTTATTATTTCCACTAAATAAGTTCTTAGCATATCTAGTTTCTCTAGTCATAATTTCTGTAGGCCATTTTGTAAACATCATAGCCATGCGAGTAAGTCTATCTTTACGTTGTAGTCCTGAGCCAGCTAAACTATCATATACAAACTGAGAGTTATTGGTCATCTTTCTAGCAAATTCTTCTGCAAATTGTGATGCTGCTTCTGGTGTTCCTTTAGCCAATATCTTTAGTAAGTATTGACGTTCTGGTTGCTCCAAATATACTGGGTTCAGTAATCCTTTAAGTAATGTAGTAGAGTTAGGAGACTCTAGTACTTTCTTAGCTGCAAGTTCTGAGTATGCAAAGGTTAAGTATCTTTGTATTCTATCACTTGCTTCCCAAAAATGCATGCCTACTCTATCAAGTTTTAATTTACCTTTATATATCTTATCAAATGTTGAACCTTCTTTAAACGGGCCTCTAAATACCATGCCTGTCTCACTAAGTAGATGTGGTGCATGTAGTAGCATTCCTTGCATTCTTTCTCTAAACTCTGGTTTAGCAAATTGAAGTAGTGCTTCCATTCTTAATTGGGGTTGCCACAACAGAGGTACTTTAATACCTGGTGTTGATAGAAAAGCATACTGACTCATGTTACGTAGTATAGGAGTAACCTTCCAGCCCATTAAGTTAGAGTATATTTGAGACATACTAGAATCAATTACGTTATCTATTGTAGCATCTGGATTAAATTGCCCACCAAACCAAGTACGTAGTTTACCAAGTACTCCTCTTTTAGCAGCTTCATCTTGTGGTATCATTCTTTGTATAAATCCAGCTAAACGATTCTTACCAGCAAGAGTTACAGGTTCAGTATTAATACCAATGTTGTCACCAAGCCACTTTAAAAAGTATTTACCAGCATCAGATTTAATTGTAGGCATATACTCTTTAGTATACTGTTCAACCATGTCTCCAAAGTATCCTTCTGCCTTACCATTAGTTACACTCATTAATCCATCTTCACTTACTTTAGCAATATGTCGTAAGTCAGCAACTTGTGCTGTCTTATTTAAATGTTCTAAATCCCTTTGGAACTTTTCATCTTGAAGTAATGCTACTTTCTTACTATCTACTGCACTATTTTTAATTTTCTTTAGTTGTTTTTCTACTCTATTAAAATAAGTTTCACCCTTACTTACCCCAACTTCTTCATAGCTTCCTTTTAATAGTTTAGTATGTTCTAATATATTTTCTATATCTTTTATAGAAGAATTAATTAACTTACGAGTACTTCCTCTACTTACTTCTATAGTATTACCACTTACTAAACTTTGTAATACTGAACTTCCTTTTGCTACTTGTCCTGATTCTATAAGTTTCTGAGCACCAGATAAATTACGTATTACTTCTTGTCTAACTTCTTCTGGTATACTTCCTTCACCAAAGTTAGGTGGGAGTATTACCTTTTCTCCTCTAGCTAACTCCTTCTCTGCTCTAAATACTTCTCCTATTGCATCTATCTTACCAACAAGATTTTCAGTTGACTCTATAACTTTCCCTGACATTATAGGCTTTGCATCAACAAATACTTTACGAATTTTTCTCATAAAGTCATGCCCTTTCTCAAATAAAGTATCTAACATAGAGTTATCTACTGCACTTAAAGGCTCTCCAGTTGCTCTAGCAACATCAGCAAAATGTTTTTTTATAGCTGCAGCTAAATCATCTGTTGTTTTTATCTGTATATTTCCAGCTTCATGCCCCTTCATAGTATCAAATAAAGCTGTAGATAATTTTTGTTTCCAACTAACTAGTGCTTCATCTTTTAGTATAGGAGACTTTTCTACTATTTTTAAAGCATCAAGCATTGCTCTATTAGCATCACTCATATGCATAAAACCAGCATGTGAACGTATGTATTTAAACAGTGATTCATTAAAATCTCTAACTGTTTGTTCTGGTAGTAGCCCCCAAGCTCCTCTTGCTAACTGATGTCGTGGGGCTTCTGTAGATTTTTGTAGTATACCACTAGGATTATTTATATCTAGCCCAACATCCTTAATAGCCCTTTCCATAAATTCTGCTTTAGGAATAATAGGCATGTAACTTTCTTCATATGGCATAGGAGTAAAGTTAGTTACCTTAGTTTTAGTTAGCCCGTAGCCTTCAACTGTTGGTGTGTCTAATGATTGAGTCAGTGTTTTATAGAAATCATCTTTATTTCCAAGTATGGCTTTTAATACATCTGGATTTTGTTCTGCTTGACTAACCATATTAGTTAAGTTAGTTTTTAGCATAGCCTTAATTTCATCTGGAGCCATGGATTTATCTATAGTATCAGTAGTATTAGCAGCTATTTTACCAAGAACTTTATTACCTTCAGATATATATGTATCATCAAGTATTCCTCTAATGTTTTTTATTCTACTTGCTGCATCTGTAGGATTTTTAAATCTAGCTACATATCCTTTTACTTCTGCTGCATGTTCTGGAGCAATAGGTATAATTTTACCTTTCTCATCTACTTTAGCTTTGCTCATTAATTCATAAAGTTGAGCTGAATCTAGTTCCTTTAATAACGGTGCTGCTTCTTTTGACAACTGTGTTTCAAGTTTAACTGCTAATATTTGAGAAGCATATTTCCCTTTAATCATATTAAGAACTTTTTCTTCAGGGTCTTCTATTCCATACTTTGATAGAAGTCTAGCTACTACTCTAGTAGATGGTGTAAATAATCTTTCTGGCATTGTAAGAAGTTTTGCTTCTGGTTCACCAGTATTAACGGCATTCTTCATTACTTCTTGTGCATTTAATATATCAGTTTTAAGTTGTTTCTCTATCTCACCAAGTTCAGTATTAGCAAACTCTACTTGCTTCCCCTGATTTTCTGCACTAACATTTATCATATCTCTAAGTGCACTTACTGTAGTCTTTGCTTCTTTAGTTGCAGCTTTATCTGCACTTCTACCTACTTCATTAAATAAATTAGGTTCACCTAATATACTTTTTAATCCTTCACCAGCAGTAGCAAAAAGTCCACCACCTAATATGCCTGTTCCAATATCTGTTAAATGTTCAGTACCACTATACTCACCTTTATCTTGTAACTGTGCTAATGGGCTTCTTACTGCTTCATACTCCCCCATTACTGCTGCTTGTTTTAATATATTTTTTAGTGCATCTTGTTTAACTGTATTCTTAACTACTTCTGCTGCTGCCTGTGGTGCTGCTTCAGTAGCAACTTCTGCCACTTTAGGAGCAGATTTTCCAGCAATTTCAGCTAACCATTCTGGTGTATACTTTGATGCAGCTTCTGCCATTGGTGCTGCAATTTCTGGTGCAACTTCAGTAGCAACTTCTGCCACTTTAGGAGCAGATTTTCCAGCAATTTCAGCTAACCATTCTGGTGCAACTTCAGTAGCAACTTCTGCCACTTTAGGTGTAATGTTTGCTCCCTTAGCAATTACTCCACCTACCCCGCCTGTTAATGCTTCAAGTCCTGCAAAAGCTGGTAAGTCAGTAACTAAATTAGCTGCTGTAGAAACTCCATGTTGAAGTAACCATTTAAGTTTACTATCATCCCACTTAGCATAGTTAGGTTCCTTTACAGGAGTATTAGGCTCACCAGTTACTTTAGATTTTAAATAGTCAAACCCTCTTCCAGTTAAGCTAGTTTCTGCACCATACTTAACTAAGTTACCTAGAGTTGGCTCTTCAGTATTATCAGTTACATCAGGAGATTTCATTCTCTCTAATGCAGCATTAACAGCATCTTCATTTTCTTGTGCAGGGTTGCTCCCATTAAGTTGAGCTTGATACTGTTCTATAAGTGCTTTTAAGTTTCTCGTATCTGCCATTAATATTACCTACTCTGGTTTCTTTCCTGTAATTCCTAGATTATCATAACCTAACATACTGGCGAGTGCACTTGAATCATTAGTAACACCTATATTACTTCTTCTTATATAATCAACAACTCCATTAGCTCTTAATCTACTTAAGTCTTCATATAAACTTTGACTTTCTTTATCTGGTAGTTTATTTGCTTGCCCTAAAGTTGCTATGTCTTTTACTCTTTGTATAGATAGCCCTTTTTCTTTAGCAAAGTTTAAGTCAGCCCAATTATTTATTTCATTTATATCGTCTTGTTTAACTCCTTTCTTTATAGCTGCTCCTGCTGCAAGTTTGCCCAACCAATCTTCTCCAGTCTTGTTAGTATTATGATAATACCAACCTTTATCTTCAGCTTCTTTAGCTTGAATTCTAAGTTGATTTTCTTTAAACATCTTTTCCCAAGCTGTATCGCCTCTAGTAGTATTCCATTTACCTTTCTCAATATCAATGCCCATATTACGTAAAGCATCTTGATAATCTTGGTCTTTCTGTTTACTCATCCAATCATAATACTGCATTGGGTCAAAACTATTATTTGTATTCTTATCTAATCCATGAGCTGCTGCATTACCTAATACACCTAGTAATGCTCCTATAGTATATCCAGGAGTGCTTATCTCTCCTCTTACTGGTTTTGGTACATCATAAGGATTTATAGAAGTATCTGGTTTAGTTTTAAAATTTAATCCTACTGGGTTACCATTTCCTTTCATGAGATTTGTTACTGTTGAAGAAGTATTAGGAGCACCATTAACTATATTTGATAGTTTTACTTCTTCTTTATTTGGCGTATTTAAACCCCCTGCTGGAGTATAATTTATTCCACCAAGTAATGCTGATAAATCACTATCAGATATTCCATTAACTTGTGGAACATCTGCTTGTCTAGGTTGTTGCCCTTGTAAAGCTACTGGATTCTGTGCTTCTGGATTTTGAGAAGCAAGTCTTTTAAATATATCACCCCCTCTATCTAATTGAGGAGCCTCTAAATTAACTTCTCCACTACCAAATAATCCAGCAGGAAGATTAGCCATATTTTGTATGGCACCTGTTCCACCTTTAAGTGACTCATTAAGGTAGTCTGCTAATGGGTCAGTGGCTCCTGCCATTCGTATATCCTTTTGAGCCTCTCTATTACCATAGTTACTAGCAGCATTATTAATTAAATTACGTAATGCATCACCTATTTGATAACTTCTAGTTGCCATTATATTATCTCCTTTTATAGAACTGAAGTAGCTGCTGTTTCTGCTGCTACTCCTGCTGGCCCTGTTACTAATCCAGCTCCAAGTTTTCCTAGCCCACCAAGTAAGCTACCCCAAAATCCCCAACCACTATTAAGTTTATTTTTATAAGTCATTAACTCTTTCTGGTCAGCATATGCTTTATCAGCTAGAGCATTCTGCCATTCTCTGTTCTTCTGTTTCTGTGCCATATCATATGTAAACTGTTTTATTCTGTCATCTAAATCCTGGTTTCCTCTATTTGCCTGGTATACATCTTGATTTAATCCTAGTGCACCTTTAGTATAATTTTCTACATTACCCATTTGCTCAGCATTCTGTTTAGTAGCTAAGTCTGTATAGGTACTAGCAACTGGAGCCATTATACCAGATAATGTATTCGTTGTCAAGCGATTGCCAGCACTACCTATCTGTCCATTTCTAGGCATGCTGTTATAAGCAGTTGCAAGTTTTGCTGCCCCAGCATTGTTTATAGCATCTGTAGTTGCAGTATCTTGTAATCCATATAAACTTGGATTATTTGATGCTTGATAATACTGCCTAAGTTTATTAGTTGCCATATCATAAACATCTTTTGGGTTACCATAACCTAAATTAATTGCCATTATCTTTCTCCTTTAATATGGTAGAGCATATGTCTTTGGTTTACGTAAGTTATTATTAAACCAAGAATTAAAATCACTGTTCTCTATATTCATGCTTGAGTCATACTGTGGTGATGAATCCACTGAACTTGATGAGTTATTAAACATGTTTCCTAATGCAGCTCCACCTATTTGTCCAGCCCCACCTAATGCTATACTACCAAATCTATCCCAACCACTAGGCTGGAAGCTATTATCTAAGTCTAGTAACCCTTTCTGTTCAGCTAACTTACGAGACATATCCTGTAGTTGTTGTTGGTATGCTTGATATGCTAGTAAAGGTTGTGTAGCATTCTCTCTTCTACTCTCGTTATACGCACCAGTATCTAAGTTTTCACCCTGTACTTGATTACCAACCTGACTAGCTAATGCTATAGCTTTCATTTTATTAGTTAAATTATCTTGTTGTACTTGTAGCTTACCTTGCTGACTAGCATCGTTTGCTTCATTTAAGCCAAACGAGTTATCTCTAAATCCACCTGGTGTTGCAGAAGCTCTTAGTAATCCAGTTCTAGCCCCAGTTCTATTAGATGTATTCTGAGCACTAGAAGCAGAACCAAGTGTATTATTATATCCTTTTAGTATTTCATTTCTCTGTCTATTAGGGTCATCTAACTTTGCATAGTAATCTTTTAGTCCCTGCATAGCCATTGCCATAGTGTTACTTGGATTACCTGTGCTATAATTTATTGCCATCTTCTTCTCCTATGCTATATAATTACTTCTTATCTTTCCTCTATACTGATTAGCAAGTGACGCAAGTGCAGCATCCATTGCAGAGAGAGAACCATAATCACCACTTCCGCCAGCTAAAATATTGTTACTTGCTAATTGTTGATTACCAGAAGCTATCATTGCTGCTTTTAATTTATTTCTGTCGTTGCCCCAAAATAATGCACTAGCTCCACCAGTGTCTGTATTTCCAAATATTCTATTTACTACATCATTAATATTTGATGCATTTAATCCGCTGTCACCAAAGTCTTTCTGCTGTTGCCAGTTCTGAGCAAATGCAGCTTTAAGTGCATCTAACCCACCCTCTTGTTTATTTATAACATCATATATACTCTGTCTACCTTTTACTGCTTCTTCACCAGTTATCCCTTGATGGAACATTTCGTCCCCTGCATTTCTAAGTGTATTATAATCAGGCATAATATCTTGTAGACTAGTATCATAAGCTTTTATCTCATCTCCACCATACCCGTTATCTGCTGTTAGTTTACTTAGTGTATCTTGTAACCCAGTAAGTTTAGTATTAGCATCACTAACATCTGTTGAAAGATTACCTAATCCAGCATTAGCTGTATTAGCAACTCCTGCAAGTCCTGTGTCTCTCATTCTAGCTATTGCCATCTGTAGTCCTTGTTTCTCTTTAGGAGTCATATATTCTATACCTTCTGTTGATTGAGAAGGTACTCTAAGTGCATTATAAGCTGCTTGTTGTGCCGCTAAGTTTTCTTGTTCAGCACCTAAATCAGCAACTGAAGTACCAAGTGCAGTATTAGAAAAATCTGTAGCAGCAACTTTTGCTTTATCAAACAAAGTTTTATTAAGCTCGTCTGCATTAAAGTCCCCTGTTGCATATTTATCGAAATCTGCTTCTGAAAGTTTAGGAACATATGTTGGTATTTCTGTGCTTGTATTTGCTAACTTATTTGACATAGCACGTACTCTGTCATCTATAGTCTGATTACCAGTAGAAATAGTTTGTAGTGCACCATAGTTATTACTTTCGTTATAGTTCATAGCAGCCTGTCTACCACTTCCTACTGTAGGAGAGTTGTCCTGTGAGTATGTAGATGGAGCATAAGCACGCTGTACTCCTCCTGGAGTTGCAGTAAACATGCTTCCAGTACCTGCATTACCTGATACTCTATTGTTGTTTCTACGTTGTCTATCTTGCTGAGTAGTATCATCAGAGTTTGGTTGTCCAAACTCTTGCTGCCCTGTGTTACTATTGAACATCCATGCATAAGCCATGTTATCTATTCCTCTCATCTTTGTATGCCTGTACTATCTTCCTTAAAGAATCCATTATAGTATCACCATTATCTCTAGTATAATAATCATTAGCCTTTACAGGAACTCCATTCTCTCCTTTATTATATAAAGAGCCTGAGCTAGTAGGAATATTCCCCTGAGCTTTATTATGAATATAATCCATAAATGCTGGAGTGTCTGTATAACTTCCACCATTAGAAACTATTCCTGCTGATACTCCTGGAGCATTATCCATCATTTGTCCTGGCTGAATATCAGGAAAAGACTTTGTGGTTAACCCATTTGCTACTTGTGTGCCAGCATTTTGTCCAACTTGAGCCATTAGCATTTCTTTTATTCTATCTCCAATACCATCATTCTTTGGTGTTAACTCTTTTACTTTATAGTCTTTTGCCATTGTTATATACCTTTCTTCTTTAAGTTTTTAACTGCAACATCAGTAGCAACTTTCTCTTTCATCTTTTTCATAGTATCTTCAGAAGTCATAGACATTGGTTCTTCACCAGTTGTTTCTTCATCTGTAGTTTCTTCATTAGTTTCTTCTTCATCTGGAAGACTACTTAATGCTTCTCTAATCTTTTTAATAGCAGCCTTATGGGCATTCTTCTCAACAGGTTTACTTTCCGTAGTAGTTTCTTCTACCCCTTCGTCTGTCTTAGGTTCTTCTTTTCCATGTATTAGATGAGCCATGTTATTCTTCTTTAATAGCTTCTCTAATAGTTTGTCTTTTTGTTCTTGGCTCAAATTTTCAATCATCTTTTTTCTCCTATGCTATAAATATATTTACTTTATCACTTGCTAGTGATACTGTATCAAACTGTAATGCTGTAGCTGCTATAGAGCCATCTACAGTTATCTTTCTTGTTACTAAGTCTATTGCTGTTACTTTTCTTCCTTGATGAGTTGCAACGTTTCCTATATTAATTATATCATTAAGTATAAATAAATAAGGGTTAGCTACATATATACTATTAGTAGCCGTACCAACTGCAGTTAGGAACGTAGATTTATAGTAAGGTTTAATTACTGCTCTACTATTTGTTTTACTTACTACCTCAAATCTTTCTACTCTATTCTCTCCATAAAAACTAAAATATGTTGGTGTCTCTCCTATATTATGAGCTACACTAAACTCTTCCATATTAGTTATTACAGCCCCTACTCTTAAATATCCTTTAAAATTATCTGTAAAGTTAATAGCTTTTAAGTTATCATTTACCTGCGTCATAGAAGTATTAACCTTCTCTATAATATCAGATATGTTTTTCTCTACTGATAGTTTATTATCATAACTTAATTTATTAAATGATTTTACTTTCATTATAAGTTATCCGTCTGTGCTAGTGCTTTAGTATTCAACATCTTATATTCTAGCGACAATCCTTGTATCTCTAAACATTTATCTAGTTCATTAGAGTACATCTTAAATCTAGCAACAAAACATTTCTCTGGACTCAGTGGCTGCTTAATCGAATTAAATACTGGAGCACCGCCGTAAACAGCATGCCCCCAACTAAAATGTCCATATAAACCCTTTGCCCCCTGTATATTAGCCATTAGTTCAAATCCATCATCAAAGTCATATGCATAACTTAGTGCTATATTACTATCAGCATCTGTAGTATATACGTTTAATATTAAATTATCAAACATTTTTCTAGCAGTTTTATCATCACCATCATACCACTTAGTTATAATAGTTGACTCTATAGGAATATTGTCATCTCTATAATCTGAAGCTTCATCTAACTCTCTCATAGTATATGTTATTCCATTACTACTACTCATATACTGTGTATCGCCAAGTATACCTGTATAATAGGATTCATCTAATTTAACATAAGTAGATATTGGTGTGTTGATTAATTTATACCACGCATTCTTTTCATAGTCAAGTACAAAAGTAACATTATTTTCTGTAGCTACAACACCATTAATGTTGTATGGTACAGATATCCAGTACTGATTTACTTTAGCTATATTAGTGCAGCATGCTTTATATACTGCTGCAAAGTTCATATTCTTCCATTCTCTTTTTAACTTATTACCAACCCAGTTAATCTTAAATCCATCTGTCCCCACTAGACCAAATTTACTTAAGAATAATACTTGCTCACTTATACAAGTAATAGACTTAGGTGCAACACACCCAACATTGTTGTCTATTAGTTCTACTGAGTAAGCATCCGTACCTGCTGCTGCCATTTTATAACAACTACCTTCTTTTAATATTATTAGCATATATGGTTGTGGATTTATCCCTACAATCATTTCGCCATTATCAGGATATACGTCATTCCAGAATATACTTTCAGTAGCAACGTTTCCAAACGTACCAACAAACGCTTGCCCTTCACCAGCTTTTGAGAACCATATTCTGCTACCAAATGAACTTATATAAAAGTCTTTATAACTATTATTAGCTGTAAAGTATTCTGCATTTATTCTTATCTTAACTACGTCTGCCGTATGTGGTGGAGTAGATGCACTAAAGTTAAACTTTATCTTAAGTATACCTATATTACGTTGTCTTTCTCTAAGTACAAACGCTCCAGCTCCGTTAACTCTTTCGTAGTATGCATAACATTTACCATCTATCTTAGAGTTTATAGCTTCACACATTGCTCTAAGTAGAGTAGTCATATCTGTAACATTAGTTAAATCTATTCTAGTAGCTCCAGCTACTGTAGTTTCATTAGCCAAAGCAAACTCATACACTTCTATAGTACTTCCACAGTTGATAGTAAAAGTATCCTTTACTAATATACTGCTATATGGGAAGTCCATAGAGATATACGCTTCTTGATAAGATTTACCTATCGCCATCATACATCTATTATCCCATACTGTAAGTTGTTGTGCTATTACAGGAGCTTGTGTTTCTGGTACTATATTCTTATTACAGTATAGTACATCATTAAGTATTAGTTCAGCATCAGCTATGTTATCTCTTATACATACGTCTACATAACCTAGAGAGCTATTACCTGCTAATGCAACCTGATTTGCAACAGAAGCATTTACTACAGTAATAGTTTTAAGTGTATTATCTTTTGCTGTCATCCTAAATATGCCATTATTGGCTACTGTCTTAAGCCCCTTAACTAATATATAATCTCCAAGTACTGCGTCTGCAATTAATTTACTTATGTCTGGACTACCTAGTAATTCTATTATCTGGTCACTACCAGATTTAGTTATAGACTTTATTTGAAAGTTACCTAATGTATTCATAGGAACTTCTAAAGCCCTATAAAAATTAGTTCCATCTGTTTCTGTTTTATATACTACTACTTTACATTTGTCTACATTATATAGTAATTCATTATTTTTCTTGTATGCTATTACTGGAACGGGTATTACTATGTTACCATTAATAGTAGTATCTCCAGCAGCAGCAGATAGCACTCTAGTTGCAGATGAACTATCCCCAGTTATAGTATCACCAGCAGAAAATAATCCAGATACATTTGTAAGATAGTAGGTAGTTCCTACTATTCTAAATAATGTTCCTGTTACTGTACCCGATGTTACTGTTTCTCCTATAGTAAAAGTTCCAGCTCCTGCTGTAGTATTTTTAGCTATAACACAAACAGTACCATATCTATACTGAGTAATACCACTCTCTACTAACTCGTTATTATTATCATATCTAGCATATGTAATTAAATACTTGTGTGCTCCTGGTGTAACACTTCCTGTTACCAAATCTACTTGAGAAAATTCCATAGAAGAAAAGTCTTCACAAGTAATAGTATCAGGAACTTCATGAAATCCCATTCTACTTATTTCAGTTCCATCATATACTAGTGGTTCATTCTCGCCATCAACCATAAATAAACTTCCACGTAGCATAGTAGAGCATACATCTGGTTCTGTAATAGTAGCGTCTGCAATTAAACTTACTGGTATGTCATACGCGCTTTCTACTTGCATGTCTGTAAAAACTAACGGTACTAACGGTAAGCTAACTATATCAACAGGGGCTCCGCCTTCGGTTTCTGAAATCTGAAAGTCCCCTGTACCACTGTTGTACCCTACTATAAAATATTTTATTGACTCAAGTAATGGGTAAGGTAATCCAGTACCTGTGTCTACTAGCCATATTCCCCAGCCATTTGCTAAAGAAGTTGTTATTGGTATATTAATTTTATCTGTGCTTACATTTATTGAAGTTGCTAGTACATTACTATTTAATTCTCTATCGCAATATGAGAATTGTTCCCATCTCTCACTTACTAAAACTAATGGAGAAGTACTACTATCAACCCAACTAATACTTTCATCTAAGGTTAAGTAATCTTCACCTGAATTTAAAGTAATAGACAGTATTCTAAAGTGTCTTTTATACCCCTGTAGAATTATCATGTCATCTGTTCTAAAGTTTATAGCATCTTCTACTACTAATAGATTAGAAGTTCTTCCACCATAACATGTATAAGGAAATGTCATCGCTCCAGGAAGCACTATTCCTTGTACAGTAACTGTAGTACCAGATACATTTGTTACTAACCAAACATAACTTGAACCGCCTATAGTTACATATACTTCATCATCAACTAAAAAGTGATGCCCTGCGTTTAGTGTTAAATCTGCTGTATGTGTTACTGGGTCATATGAAGATATGTTAGTAAGCTGTGCTTCTAACTTTAAAGCTGTAACTACTCCACAAGTATTATTACTTCTATAGTATCTACCATCTGTAGACATAACTAATTCAGATTTAGCTTCAGTAACATATCTATCAAACTCTTTTATAGCTGATGTTGATACTGGCTTAGCATAACGTTGTCTACCTTTTCTAGTTTTAAGGGTAGACTCACGACTACGTATCATATTTTCTAGTAAAAAGAACTCATTATCAGCATAGTTAACTAATGAGTCTTGTGAGTTCATCCCACCAGTAACATCAAAGTAATCTTTTTTCTGTAACTGTATCACTAAAAAGTTCCTCTAAGTTGATACTTGTATGTCTCTATTCTATCTGCTGGCAATGATTCTACTGCTTGAGACAGTCGTTGTAAGTTAACCATAGCTTCCTGATTAGGTTCTTGTACCTTTTCAAAGCAAGCTTTTACAGCAAAACCTATAACATAGTCCTGAATAATATCAGGTAATTTTATAGTAGTTGTATACCCAAATCTAGTAGCCATGTCTCCATAGTTAATATCAAATGCTGAACTACTAATTGTTTTTTCTCTGTAGGTAGTGGGTAATGCAGCGTCTGCTGTACCATCTGCTATTATACTAGGAATAACTTCTCTAACATATACTCTATAATTAGGTATGTCTATACCTACTATTGTATAATCACCATCATTACCAGTACTACCAGATACAGCTAATGTATCCCCAGGTATTATACTAGTAAGGGATGCTGAAGCAAATTCAAAATATCTGTTAGTTACATTTACTGCTGATATAGCTAACCCAGTTGTACCAGTATATATCTGTATATAATTATTAATTAAGTCTATTAATAACACTCTATAATAACTAGTAACGTTACCTTTCATACCATCTGTTACACTTATATAATCATTAGCATATAGCTTTATCTGAGCGTTAGAATCATATATCTCTAGTGTGTCAAAGTATAATTTATTTCCATCTACTATATTTTTTATAGCACCTAATGACGCATCTAGTCTAGGAAGTCTTTCTATATAAGTCATTACTAACCCTGATGTAGGATTACCATTACTATCTTTAGCACCAGGAACATTTAAGTTGGGTGTAGGATACAGAGTAAGTTTATCTCCCTTAACAATATAGAATACTGGAAAGTCTATATCCATATTAATTAGAGGTATCTCATCATTAAGTGACATTTCCCTTAAACGTTTCCATTCAGGAAAGTCCATAGCTTTAATAAACTTTATTCTATTTGCAGCACAGTTAAATGGTATATCATACTGTGCTTGTCCTGTTACTATATCTAGTGGTTCAGTTTCTTTATACAGAAAGTTTTTATCCTTTACATTTATAATAGAAAGAACATCACTTAAACCGTCGTCTAAAAACTCAATTATATTATCATCAGTAATCTGCTTATTATTAAGCTCTTGAGATTTATTCCTAACTTTAGTTATCATTTTTTGTACTGTTATCATTTATTTCCTCTACTAAAGTTTTATCATAATATTGCATATATAAGTTGGTTGCATATTTTGATGTGCTGTTCCATTTATACTAGCTAGATTATAAGCGGTATCTGGTTGTGTAGCTCCTGATGTTCCACTAATTGTTCCACTAAATGATGCACCGTCATGAACATGTTGTCCTTCATATTGCCATACAGGATTACCAAAATTAACTTGCAATCCTGGTGTTCCCCCGTGGTCATCTGTTGTTATTGTCCCACTACCACCAGTAGGCACACCACCAGTTTGTCCAGTTGTTCCACTAAATGAAGTATTAAGCGGATGTGTGTGATTATTAGTTATATGCCAATGTTCTGCTATCTGTGCATTTGTTAAAGCGTGTGTTTCTGCTCCAACAACCTGCCCTAAGGTTAGCCCATCTATTCCACAACCTGCAACTGTTAAAAGACCTTTATCAGTACCGCCCATATCTCCCTTACCAACTAGTGTTAAATCTCTAACATCAGGAACCATTATCCTACAAAGGTTTGTCCCACCAAAAGCATCAGCAGCATTAGCATAAGTTGCTCTTGTTGTTGGCACACCCGCACTTGTATATAAAGGTAAAGTTGCGTCTGTATGATAATCAAAATAATGAGTAAACAATGCCAATGTATCAGCATTAGCTCGTTCTGTTGCACCACTTCCAACATTTCCAATTGTTCTACCACTGGCCCATATCCAACCAGCGGAAAGTGTTGCTCTACTTGTATGTTTATAGTCGCCAGTTTCAAACATACTTTGAGTTGCTGGTACTGTACCAAAGTTTAAGTTAGTTGCATTAACTGTTGTAGCATTAACTGTAGTTGCTCCAACTGTTGTAGCACTTACTGTAGTAGCATTTACTGTTCCAAAGTATCCATTAAGCCATCTATGAGTACCATCCCCCAGTGAGTGTAGTAAATCAGCAGCGGGATTAATATTAGTATTAACTGCTGTTGAAGATAAATTACTAAGTTCATCATTAGCACCAAAGCTAGTTGGTATGTCTATCCAGTGGTCAACGGCTTCTTTCATCTGTATCTGTCCAGAAGGTAGACATCTAAAGCCTACTTCTGTTGTATCGTTAGGTGGTGTACCTTCACTACCAAACAATAAATATTTTGTACCTACAAGGTTAGATTCATCTCCCTTAACTCTTACTATTCTACTAATAGGATTAAGTTGAATATCACCAGAGGTAGTTGTTTGCAAAATTAAATTATGACTATCACAACCAATTAAGTTTATGTCACCTAATGCAACTGAAGTTACTGCACCTGGTGCTAGTAATGCGCTAGTAATTGCTCCAGGCATAATACCTGATGTAGGTATTTGTACTCCATTTTCATTAGAATGATTGTGAGCGTCGATTCGATTCCAGTTATAAAAAATGTCAACGAACCATACTGGCTCTCGTTCCCGTATATTTCGTATCAACATATTAGGGCTAAGCATGTATCTTGCCATTTATTTATCCTCACTCTCTAAGTAATTTATTATTTGTTTCATATGTGTAACCCATTCATCAACTGTTAAATTCATCTTCATCCAATTACACATTTTACAACATGGAACAGAATTACTTAAAGTGTACCCTTCATTATTATTTGCTCTATCTACACCATTATATCTTACTAGTGTATCTGTTAACTTATCTTTTAAAAAATTGCTCTCACTTGCAGGTTTTCCACAATATGTGCAATCTCTTCTTGTTATCTCTTTAAATTGTTCAAAAGTTAATTCAAAATTTAAATTTCTATTTTCTGCTTTCTTTCTAACTGCTGCATATACATTATATATTGTTATATCTTCTGCGTCTCTGGTTTCTCTATTATCTAGTGCTCGTTGTTTATTTGTTTCTTTTCTAACACACCCACATGAAGTGGTGAGTCCTCTAGTTAAAGAGGCTCCCACCACCCATGTTTCGTTTTCGCAATCACAAATACATTTCCATGCGTGTTGTGATTTATAAATACCTTTGTATTCATCAGTAACTAATAGTTTACCAAATCTTTTATTAGATAAATCTTTAAAATTAAAATGTTCTTTACCAGTTACTTTCATACTAAATTATTTATTCTACCTCGGTGTTGGAGAAGTTAGTGAGCTTCCCATTCTTGCTAGGATTTTTTACAATCAAAGCCATAATTCCGAATAATTCGCCTGTTACTTTATTTTCGTAACCACCAGAACTAGATGGTTTCAACCTTGTTATCTCACCGTTTACTTCAACGAACTCTGGTTCCTGGCCTCTAAACTCGAAAGTTGTAGGGTCAATCATGTAGATTCTATTCGTTGGGCAATAACGTGAATTAACTATAGGGATGCTTCCACCAGTTGGACTAGCATATCTAACAGTCTCTATACCTAGAGTAATATCTAGAGTAGGTTCTGTTATTACGTGTCTTAGCGACTGACCAAGTTCAGCAAGTCTGATATAAGAATCGAAGCTAGAAAGTATCATCTTAGGCTTTCCACCCTGCAAACCTATCTTCTTTGCGATAGTATGAAGGTTGTTTATCCCTAATGTTTCTCCTAGTAAATTCTTTACTTGTCCCTTAAACAAAGGTGTAGTAGCTCTTGATATACCAAACAATGTCTGTGTAGTTGTGTCATCAATAAGACCATCAAATCCTACCATTTCCTCAGATGCTGTGTCGATAACAGTAGAGGAACCTGTCCAGGTAATTGAATAACGCATAATTATATCATTAACTACCATGTTAGTTGCTATGATATTTTCTGCTGTGTTTGTACAGTAAGCAATAAAAGTACCAGCGTCCAAATCTACACTTTTAATTGTAGCTTTAGTTCCACCAGCGCTTCCAATTACTCTAGCTGTTCCAGTTGCTGGGTCAACCCACTTAATTTCGTCACCAGGTTCGAACCAGTATACACTACCTTTTGATGTAGCTGCTGTTGACAACGTAACAGTTGCTTCATCAGGAGTAGGAGCTACGTCTATAGTTGCACTAGCATATGTACCTAGAGCACCATCACCATAACCAAATACTGTTCTTGATAGCTGCTGAGCTATTACTTTGTTCTTACTTTCTAGTTCATCTGTCCACAAGTCTATAAATCTAGACTTATCAGTTTTAGCAAGTTCCATTTCTGTTCTGTCCATTTCCAAATGGGCTGTAACATACTTAGGTTCGATTGTTATGTTCTCGTATCTTGCTTTACTACGTGATGCAAATGACCCGTTGTAAGCTATAAAAGCTGCTGCTGGATGCCCTAGAACGTCCTTAGCTGCCATTATAATTTTCTTTCCTTCTATGTCTGCCTTGTTGAATTTTGCTGTTATTAGTTTAAAAAAGCTTTCTTCATCATGAAGAAGCTGGGTAACTGTACCCTCTTGAAGCACTTTCAGAATTTCTTTATAATCTGAATAGAGCGCTACGTTTTGTATAGCCATGTTTATTTATCTCCGTTTTGTTTGTTATTCATTCATTAATTTTTTTAACATATCTTTTCGTTCATTTAAAGTTTTACCTTTAAACATTTCTCTAGATTGTGAGTTATCTACACCACTAGAATTTACTCCACCAAAGTTACTCATAGAGTTTTTCTTTTTCTCTTCAGCATATTTAGTGAACTTTTCTTCCATGCGTTGTTTCTCCATACCATCTAGTGTTTTAAATATGGATTCAAAATCTTTAGCCGAGCGCCCCTCTCTTTCAACTATATCAAGTACTCTGTTAGGGTCTACATCTGGAAACTTTTCTGCAACACTTCTAAACTGATTTTCAATAACTCGTGCATCATTTTCAATTTTTACTGATTGCATGTACTGACCTACTTGTGATAACTGACGCTCTAGCTGAGCAATCTTTTCAGTTTGCTTAGCTACCATAGGATTATCAAATCCCTGTGCCTTCATCTTAGCTTCTACATAAGTATGTACATCAACCCCTAAAGCTTCTGCTGTACGAGTGTCTTCTTCAGAGTACTGTGGTGCTCCACCAGGCTGTCCTTTTGGGATAAGTCCAGTTAGAAATTCTTCTCCAAAAATGTCCTTAGCACGATTATAGTCTTTCTTACCTATAATCTCCTTGAGTTCATTAACTGCTTGAATGTGTGTCTCAGCTTCTTTTCTCATCCTAGAGGCTTCCTCAAATCTCTTTTCGGCAGCCGTTCCTTTTTGTGCTCTAGCAATAAGGTCTTCTTTTGTCACTTGCATTGGTTTACCGTCTACTGTTATAGTAAACTGTTCTGCTGCAGGTGCTGCTCCTACTGCGGATGCTCCAGATGCTGGTTGTCCAGAAGCAGGTGCTGATACCGCTCCTATACTTCCAGTTCCTTCTCCACCGCTTACTGGTGCTGAACCTGTTACTGGTGCGCTTGTTCCGTCTATCATTTTAATCTCCTACCATCCTGTTAAGGATAGGCTTTACTTTGTCTATACAGTCGGTGCAGCTTGCGCTGGGCCAGGTACCCCTTGCGGTGCTTGCATCCCGTTCTGTCCTGTCATATCAGGAGTAGCCATAGGCGCTCCTTCTTGTGGTGCTGACTGAGGAAGTTGTCCACTTTTGAACTGTTCTTCAGTAGCACCTTTCTTTATAAACGCATCAGCCATTAAGTGTTGAGCTGCATGCGCTTTTAATATTTCTTTTATTCCTGGTTGTAAATTAGCATACTCGTTAGTCTGGAAGAAGCCAAATAATTCTACATAATGTGCTAGGTGGTCATCTGCATTATAATCTATGTCAACTGGTTTTGTTGTTTGTAGCATTATATACTTTTCTTTTCTTTGTACTTTAGCAGCAGACTCACTTATATTAAAGGTACCCATTACATCCCCTAAACGAAGTAATTCAAAGAATTTATTACCATCCATCTTAATACCCCATTGCTGAGCCATAGTACCAATCTCTTGTACCATTTGTCTACGAGCTGCTGGGTCTAGTGGTAATGTTGAACCAAAATCTGTTTTTACTACATATCCGTTATTTAAATCCGCACCCATAAATGCTTTTGTTTCCATCTCGTCTTCTTCATTAAGTATACTTATAGTTCGTTTTTCATTCCAATACTGTTTTATATCACTAAGTAGTAATTCATATATTCCTTTAACTGCTTCTTTATATCTTTCGTGAAGTTGTATATGTACTTTAGTATCTGACTCTACCATTAAGTTAGCAGCAAAACCACTAACAGCTTTAGCCATTACTCCTCTACTAAAATCTCTAACTCCTGCTATATGCTGCATCATCTGTACCATATAATCATACGTTTGGAATACAAATGTTGGCATCTGTGGAGGTGTCATTGCTATAGGAGGACGACCTTCAGTACCTGTATAAGTAATAGGTATAGTAGGTAAATCATTTAAAGCATTATCAGTAAGATTAGCATTTCTATCTACTAACATAAATATCTTAGTATATAACTTAACATTTTCTAATACTCTACTAAACAACTCATTTATCTGTCGTTGAGGAGAGTTTAACATTTCCATTATACTTACTGGAAATAATTTATTAGGTGTAATTATATCTGGTAGTAATACTATAGGTAATTGTTTATGTTCATGAGGGTTGTCTTCTAATACTAATACTGTATAGTCATTTAAAAATAATATATGTCTACCACGATTAGCATTAAGTGGGCGAGACTTTTCTATATATTCCCATACTATTACTTTATCTGCAAAACGTCTAGCACTATTCTTGTCAGAATTAGTAGGATAATTATTATACACATCATCTGCTGTTTGCATAATATCTGCAAACTCAGGCCACATAGCTTGAGCTTCTTCTTTATCATAATATAACTTTTCCATATACCCATATACATCCATCAAGTTATTTGATGTACTATATAAGTAATAACAATATGGCTCAATTACTCTTAACTGAGAATCTCCAGTAAATAATAACTCTTCTTTAGTTTTATCATATTGAACTATCTCGCCTAAGTTAGCATTCCAATCTACTCGTATACATCCCATTCCATATAAAAATGTTCTCAAGATAAAATTATCTACTGCTTCTTTTACACCATATTTTTCTTTTGCGTATCTTATTAAACTATCTGCAGCAGTAGCTGTATCACGAGATTCCTGTGAGTTATTAGCAGGACTTGCTGTTACTACTGGTTCATTACTAATTAATGTTGAGTGTAGTAAACGAACAAAACTAAAACTATGATTCATCTCAGCTTCAACTAACCACTCTCTAAATTGATTAGTTAATTCTAAACGCTTGTTATTAAGTATTTCATTTACATACTTACGATAAAAATTACTTCTATAAGCATCTTCACTTCTACGCCAATAAGTACGATGATATCCAATATGAGTATTGAACTCCTGTACAAGTTTCTCTAACTTAGGTTTTATGTTATCCTTATTAAATACTATTGGACGCATTAAATACTCTCCGTAAATAATCTATTTGGTCTTGGTTTCAAAAATTGAGAAGTAACTGCTTCCCATAGTTCACCTAGTTTAGTTGTTTCTACTTCTTTACTAGACAATCTATTTCTCATAATATTTCCATATTTAATTGTATCAAGTACGTGATAGTCACCACGAACAGGGTCAAACTTCTGACTATCTTCTTTGTTGACATAACCAAATAATTGATTCTGGCAATCTTCACATGACTTAAATACTTTTAAAGTTCCTTTTGCAAATGAATTATCTAATTCTACTACCATGTCTTCGTTCTTAACTTTCTTTACTCCATGATATTCTAGCCCCTTACTTTGAGCAGTTTTTGTAAACCATGTCTCATGTACATCACTAAATCTATCACATATATTATATTCACTAGCAAATTCTTCTGCGTAATCTACTAGTCTTGTTGGTTCAATATTATCTATCATTGCTTCTTTTACTACATACCATACTGTTTCTTTGTCTTCATTAACTATATCTGATTCTGCCATTATACTTAAGCCAGCTAATCCTGATGATGCTGGGTCAACTATAAGTATCTTTCTCCACTTTTCAGGAACATGAAAATCTTCTACTATACACTCTTCATTAAATGATGGTACTAATGCACCTTCATAACTTGCCCATTCTCCTAAGTAACGTACTCTAAACTCTCTCTCAGG